TTAATTTTCAAGCAAAATGGAACGCACAGTGGCCAGTGTCATCAGCAGCGTCATTGGCTGGATGGGGGACTGCACAAAACCACGTGAGAGATAGAACTGTTTGGCATCATCCGAAAGTGCATGTACCAAGATCGCAAAGATGCCCATACCTTCTGCATGGGTTACAGATCGTAGCATGGCATCGCGCAGCAGTGCCTGACCAATTCCCTGATTATGATACTGTTTATCAATGGCGAGCCTCCCCAGCAAGATGACTGGCATAGGATCCGGCATGTTACGACGCATGGCTTTGGGCGTTGTTTCCTGAGCAATACCACCAGCGGACAAGCTATAATAACCTACCACTTTGGTATCTTCACAAACGACAAAACAGCGCGACGCATCACTGTGTTGATTCTTAAGAGCTCGCCGCTTTAGCCAGTCATTCAAGCTATTCTCGCCACAATCAAAGGAATCAACCTGATGCTGTGCATTGATAAGGACAGGCGCCGTTAGGTTCAGGAGAGGCATAAAAAATTCTGTTTTTAAACGTTAATTTTCCCAAGGCGCTTTGGTTTTCAAAAGACGGCGTAGCTTATCGGTAGGTGGCAGAGGATGATCCATAATCTGCTGAAAATACTCAAAAGTTTTCTGGTTGACGGTGAAAAAAACTTGATCAAGCAGAACATTCTCTGCCTCACGACAAGCGACGTCCAGCATAAAATCGGAACGGCTGCGTCCCACGCGTTGTGCTGCCTGATCAATTAAATCGCGTTGCCGAGACTTGGCGCGTATATTGATAGAAATTGCCTGTTGTGGTTGAGCATGAGCCATGGGGATATTTTCCTAATGATGAATATTTTAACCATACACTATTGTATAGAAAAATGCAACACAATTTTTGACAACTCACTCCTGAAGCTATTTCCGCCGCCCCTCGTTCATCTCGTCCAGGGCTTCCCTTAACCGGATGATGGCATAGCCCTTGCGCCAGCCGCGCTGTTCTTCGTACGCCACCACGCTGTGGCAGACGCAGCAGATGGCCTCTAAAATGCGCTGGGATTCAGCGTTCACCCTGTCCATCAGGGCGCGGTAGTCGTGCACGGCCTGCAAGGCCCGATGGATGGCCTCGTCACTGGAAGCGCTTTGATCCACCCGTGGTTCCCACTGTTGCCCCGCGCTGCGGTGGGTGCGCATGAACAGGGTGTACAGGCGGTCAGCGATGCGGTACTGGTCGTGATTGAGGCCTCGGCAACGGTCGGGGGCGATGTCCTTGGCCTCATCCTCGCAGTACCAGCGGTAGTATTTATCAATCGGCCGCTGATCCTTGATGCGGTTGGCGTAGCCCAGATCGGTTTTGATCGGCTCAAACGTGACCCGTGCCTGCATTTCCGGTGTGCCAAGGTCGGCGTAAAGCCCACTCGGCAGGATGTGGAGGTTTTTCTTTTTAGCCATGGTTCAGGTCTCCTTTGTGGTGTTTTATGGCCCAGTGCAGCAGGGCTAGGGCATCGGCTTCGTTGTCGTCGGTGGGGGCGTGGCCAAGGGCCTGCATGGCCTTGATCATGGCCTCTTTGGGGGCATTGCCTTTGCCGGTGGTGAATTGCTTCAGGGTGCCTACAGGAACGCCTTGGTAGGGAATCTCATGATGCTCGCACCATGCGGTAAGGTGGGCGAGGAAACCCCCGTAGGCATGGGCAGCGTCCACGCCGAGGTGGCGGCGAACTTCTTCGAAATACACGGCTTGGATTCCGCCGCTGACCTGGTGCGTTTCTGCCAGCCAGCGTTTAAAGCGCAGATAGCGCATGCCGCCGCCTTCAAAACGCCGGGGTTTGAAGCACACCGTGCCGCTGAAGATGTGTCCGCTATCACCGCGCAGCGCCCAGCCGAGGGTGGTGCCGAGGTCGAGGGTAAGGATGATTGGAAATCCTCCACCATCCGGCGGGAGACCCTCTCCACGGGAATGGAGAGCTGCCCCGCCCCACGGGGAGCTCTCTCCCGTAGGGAGAGAGGGTTTCCCCTCTAAACTTGATGCACTGCATAACCAAGGAAAACTGGGGCTTTGAGGGTAGTTTGGAAGTTTGGAAGCCAAGTTTGGATTTCCAAACTTGAAAAACACCATTAACTCTAGTGATTTCAAATAATTGGCAAGTTTGGAACACCTTTTCCAAACTTCCAAACTGGCCAAGTTTGGAAAAAATTCACCCGGCTTTTCCAAACTTGCCAGCGCGTAATTCTGCGTAGTTGTCATGATTTTTCTCCTGTTTGATGAATGACCCAGACATGGGGGTTTTCGACCGGCAGAGCACTGCCAGTATTCGGGCACTTGAAGTGGGAAGGGAGAACGGGTATGGACTGGCCGTCCTTCTGGAACGCCATGCCTTCCACACAGATAAACCCGAATTTTGAACGGGTATTCGGAAAGCCAAAGGGTCTGCCGTCTTTGAAAAACTTCACATAGCCTTGCGTGGCCAGCACGCTGAGGCGATCCATGATGGAATCCTTGCCGCCCAGCCCTGCTTGGTTCTCAAACCGCTCGGCAAACTGGTTCATCGTGTAGAGCTGTCCCTTGCGAGCTTCTTCGGCGAGGGTTTCGCGGATGACATCGGTTTTTCGATCACGTTCTGCATCCAATCGCTCGCCGTAACGTTGATTGATGAGCCTTTCGCTAAACGGATTCAGCTCCACCCACTGGCCGGCCACTTTGTCGATAATCTTGCGGGCGGGGGACTGGCCGTTGCGTAGCTCGAAATACAAATGCCGCTTGCTGTCCAGCTCGTTCGGGCGTGCCAGAATCAAGCCGCTGGTGTAATAGCTGCGAAGACTGCTGGCACCGCTCAGCGCCTGAAACGGGTCTTCCTCCAGCTGTTTCTTGCCGATTTTACGGGTGTGATGGGCGAGAATGATTCCGGCTTCGGGATTGACCATGTCGCGTAGTCGCTCCACTCGCTCGCGCAGGAAAAACAGCATAGCGTTGTTGTCGTTCTCGCTGTTGCCTTCGGGGCCGCCATCGAACAGGTTGCGTAAGGGGTCGATGACGATGATATCCGGCGGCAGTTCTGGGAACATTTCGCGGATCAGTTCTGCCACCGCCAGCACACCCGCTTCGTTCAGGATCATCTTGAATTGCGGCGTGATAGCAAGGTTGTCCCACGCAAGTTCAACGATGTGGGCGGCCAAGGATAGCTGCTGGATACGTTCGCGGAGGTAGTGGTACTGGATCTCGGCTTGAAGGATGAAGATGCGCAAAGGCCGGGCGGGGCGAAACCCCAAAAACTCAAGCCCAGCCGCCATATGAATGCACAGGCAGAGGATAAAATCGGTTTTGCCCACCTTGGGCGCACCGCCAAAGGCCAGAAGCCCAGCAGGTGTGAGCAGGCGCGGCGCGATAAGATCAGGCGGCATCGGCGAGATGTCGTGGGCGTAGGCACGCAGTAGCTTTGCCTTTGGCAACAAGATAGACGGTTTGGAAGGGGTGGAGGCCAGAAACGCGGGAATGTCTAACCCTTCGGCGACAGCATTAGCGGCATCCCACTTGGGCGGTTTGCCGGCAGGTGGGGTGAGAACGGCCACCGAGGCCGTCCCCGCCAGCCGCAACGCATCGGCGGCACGCAGGGCGTAGGCTTTGCCAGCCTCATCGTTATCTGGCCAGATCAGGACGTGCTTACCCTTGAGTGGTGACCAGTCGGTTTTTTCAATGGGGGCATTGGCACCGTTCATGGCGGTGGTGGCGCCGATGCCCTTGGCAATCAGCGCATCGGCACATTTTTCGCCTTCGACCAGCACAACGCGATCAGCCTTGACGATGCCGGGCTGGTTATACAGCGGGCGCGGGTCTGGGGCTTTGTGGCGGCGGGCTTTGACATCCCACGGGCGGAACTCCTTACCGTTTGGCGTATCGTAGCGGTAAACGCAGGCGATGAGGTTGCCTGCCACGTCCAAGTAATCCCAACGGGCAGTGGCGGGGCCGAGATCGTCGGTGGGAGGCTCGCGGCGGGGCTGTACCGAACGGACAAGAGCCGTACCCATCCAGTTTTCGATACTGTCCAGCAGTGCAGCAAAATCCCGTCGGGTATCCAAGTGGTGTGCCGCCGCCCATAGGTCAAAGATATCGCCGCCTTCTCCGGTGGCAAAATCCTGCCACAAGCCCGCCTGATCCCCGCGCAGCGTGACCGAAAGGCTATCGCCACGCTGGCCGTCAAGACCACCGATTTTAAACGCACCATTACGGATTTTACCGCTGGGGAACAGATGATGCAGAACGCCAGGCAGTTGGCCGATCAACGCCCTGCGCAGCCTCTCCCGCCGTGCCTCGAAGGACTCTTCAGGCGTTTGTTCAGCGGCATCGTTGAAATCCAGCCAGTGGATGTTGCTCATGACTGCCCCCAGCATCGGTCTTGCCAGGCGCACATTTTACAAATGTGATGGGCGGGGTCGTTGGCAATGCGCGGCAGAATTTCGTGGGCGTCACAAGCCCGAAGGATATTCACCGCCCTGTCGCTCATGAGCTGTGCCAACGCGGCGTCGAACGGCAGCAGTTCAACGTAGAGTTCCGCCGTATCCTTGTTAATGGCGGTAAACATGGCGGGATTGCTGGCGACACCCGACACAGCGCCCTCCATATACGCCTGATAGATAGCGATTTGCGCGGCGTAAACGGGTTTAGAGAGTACCAATCCGCGTTTTTGCGTGTCTTTCCATGACTTGTTGTTGAGCGCCTTGCATTCCCACAGCATCGGAAAGGTCAACCCCAGGTCAGCGGGTGCGCCGTTGATGATGCCGTCCACGTGGCCGCGAAGCCGCCCGCCTGCCGCTGTGAAGCCAAACTGGCTGCCATCGGTTTTTTCGGTGTAAAGTTCGAACCCCGCCAATCGTAGCCAGCCTGCCGCCATGGTTTCAAAGGTGTGGCCTGCCTCAAATATTCGCAGCAGCTTGCCACCGAAACTGCGCCCAGCATCCACGGGCGTGTGCAGGTATTCGTATTGCAGGGCGCGGTCGCAGTCGGCGCCAATGCGGGATGCGCCCAGATAATTTCGGGGCTTCTGGGCGGCATGCCGTGCTTCCAGAGCCGCATCAATCGCTTCAATGATGCGTTCGGCAGGCGTGGGGCGGTGGTTGAAATCCAGCATCAGAACGGCACCTCCGCTATATCGGCAGCAGCGGAGACAATCCGTTCTTGAAACGCTGTTACAATTACCTCAATCATCTGCAACGCCTGATCGCGGCTGTAGAGAGCGGGGGGCACGTCAAAGCCGATCTCGGCCATGAGTTCGCCCATAGGCTTTAGGCACGACTGCAGCGCAGCGCGTTCCAGCGGGGTTGGGTCAATCATGATTCGCCTCCGACGTTGCGACGCGTAGATGTTCTGGCAACGGAGGGAGCAGAACTTGCGATAGGATTTGTGGCGTTGGGGGGTGAAGAGGGCTTCTCGGGTATCGAACCAGCCGAAACCGCGTTCTTGTCGGATACAAATTGCACATCTCACACCGCCCCCCGTTGTCTGGAAGCGGTAAACACCAGATGCTGAATGGCGCGGCGGTTGAAGCGAAAGGTAATCAATGTAGAAGCCTGATAGCGGGTCAAGCCGTAATCACTGCGGTATTCGGCGGGAAGCAAATCCAACTGCTTGTCGGTTGCGGGCAAACTCAGCCAGCGGCGGGTTTTGCTGGCGCTGTCATCGGTTTCATTGCTATTCAGCCAATCATCGGCAGCGGCCAAGGCCACCATGCGGTCGCCTATCGACAGCAGGCGGGGATGCAGTTCTTTGCCGCCACCCACCGCGTGCCAGCGGCCTTCAAGAAAGAACACCCCTGCCCATGCATTAAATCCTTGTGCCAATAGCGCGGCATCGTCGCCGAACAGATCGCACCACCGAAAGCTGGAACGGTTCAGCAGGTCGATCTCGGTCATGACGAAATCGGCCAGGGCTTCGTCACCGGCCTCGGCTTCGCCCTGAAGCTGTTCTGCGCCACACAGCGGACATTCTTTGGCCCGCAAGGGAATCTCGCCGGTGCAGGCCGAGCAGGTTTTGGTGAGGGATGTGCTGGCTTTGCGCTCATGAACATCAAGGCTGGCATCTTGCTCCAACGAACCGTGCATCAGCGTCGAAGTGCCAAAATCCAGAACCACGCAGTCGGTTTTGAGGATGCTGGGATGCACTTCAGGATCAATAGTGCGCAGCCCCCGCCCGATCATTTGGATCATGGTGGATTTAAACGAACTGGGGCGCAGCAGCACCACACAGGACGTGGGCGGATAGTCCCAGCCTTCGGTCAGCACCGCGACATTGACCACCACCTGCGCCGCGCCATTCTCGAATGAGGCAAGTGCAGCTTTACGGTCGGCCTGAGACAGTTCCCCATGCACCAGAACAGCGGCAACGCCCGCTGCTTGGAAGGCAGTGGTGACATCTGCGGCATGCTTCAAGGTTGAGCAGAAAACGACGGTTTTTCGGTCTCCGGCCTTTTCCCGCCAGTGGCGGATGACGGCATCGGTGACGGGTGATTTGTTCATCACCGCTTCCACCGCCTTCATGTCGAAGTCATCGGCCAGCTTGCGGACGTTTTGCAATTCACCCGTTGCCCCAGCATCAATGACAAACGTGCGCGGTGGCACCAAATGGCCGCTGGCAATCAACTCACCGATGCGGATCTGGTCGGCAACGTTGCTAAACACCTCACGCAGGGCTTTTTTATCGCCGCGTGACGGAGTTGCGGTGACGCCGTAAATCTTGACAGCGGGATTGAGGGATTGCGCCTGATCGATGATCCGCCGGTAACTGCCCGCCGTGATATGATGCGCCTCGTCCACCACCAGCAGATCGAGGGCGGGCATGGATGCTAGCGTCTGCGGTCGGCACAGGGTCTGCACCATGGCAAAGGTGGCCTGTCCCGCCCAGTCTTTGGTGTTGGCGTCAACAATGCTTGTGGAAACATCTGGGTTGACCTTGCGGAACTTGGCTTCATTCTGGCTGGTCAGCTCGTCACGGTGGGCGAGGATGCAGGCTTTGCCGCCGCCTTGCAGCAGGTCGCCCGCCACGGCGGATAGAATCACGGTTTTTCCAGCACCTGTCGGCGCCACGCCCAGGGTGTTGCCGTGGGCATTGAGGGCAGTCAGGCTGCGCTGGGCGAAGAGCTTTTGCCTGGGTCGTAAAATCATCGCTGTTCCCCTGATTAGGCCCAATGGGGGCGGTTGCTAGGGTTGGCAGCAGGTGCGGACTGTCCAGAAAGGGGGGCTGCGTACCCTGCGGCAGGGGCGGCATACCCTGACCCGCCCATTAACGCCGCGTAGTCCTTATGATCCGGCGTGATGGCCAGTTTGATGACGTTCTTATCGCCCCGATCGCCGTGTTCGATGTCGATCTTGGCGACGAATTCCACCCCGTCCAGTTCCTGAAACCCAGCAATCCGGCGTCTGGTTTGGGCTTCTGGGGAATTATCCTTGGGACTCAGGCGGCGCGACGAGTTGAGAATGCCTTTGATAAAGGCACGCCCCTGATTGCCCCAGTCCGGTCCTTTGGGGCTGTAGAGGCCAATCAGGCTCCACACCTTGCGTTTGGCGTATTTGCCCTCCAAAATGACAAATTCGCAGTCCAGATAAACGGAATCCGTGCTTTTGCCGCGTGTGGTATAGCCGCCCGTCCAGCCCTGAGTTTCGTCGCTAAAACCACCAGGGCGGATGGTCAAGCGCACGCGGGCAAGCGTGCCTTTGGGGATCAAGTCGTAGCTGTTCTGGTCATCAGCGGTGTTAAAATCGTTCCAAGACATGGTCAGGGGTTCCTTTCAGTGAGGGTTAAAAATTCAGGGGGAGAAGAAATCAGGCGGCGGCGGGCGGCACATCCCACGACAACAGGCGTTCCGCAGGTTGTCTCACCTTGGTCATCAGTTTGCCGAGATGTGGCTCTTCCAGCAGGGACAGCCGCCCAGAGCGGTCTTTCGCTGGATAGCCAAAGGGATTAAGGGTATCGCAGATGAAGGCCCTATACGGTTCACCGCCGTCTTCGGGTGCAATCGCTGCCATGGTAATCACCTGATCGACGATACCAGGCAGTTCCAAACCCGTTTTGCTGCCCTCAATCTGCGGTACAAAAAACCGCCGGTTGAAGTCGTCGGTCTTTTCATCCAAAATCCCCACGAACCAGACGTTTTTGGCGCGGGTATGCTGGAGGTGCGTTAGCCACGCGATCATCTCCTGCCCGTGCAAGCCGTAGGCACCACGGGTATCGGGTTTGCCGTTTTTATCAGAAAACGCCTGTGGCTGGCCTTTGCACCACTGAAAACATAGTCGCCCCGCCACCGTAATGGAATCAACAAAGATGGTCTCGTACCGATCGAGTGCCGAAGGATCACCGAACTTTTCGCACACCGCATGAAAATGCGCGGTGCTGTAGGGCTGATCATCACGCAGCGCTGGGTTTGGGCCACCGATAAAGACCGCAAAATCCCGACATTCCACCCACGTGCGCGGGCGGATGCTGTCGATTTTCAAGCCTTCAACGGCAAGGTCGCCGGCCTCAAGGTCAAAAAACAAGGTTTTGCTTGGCTCCAGCGTCCACAACAGCGACGTTTTGCCAATGCCGGGTTTTCCGAAGATGCAGCCCTTAATGCCCCGCTTTTCGGCCAACCTCTGGTCGGCGGTGATAATGGGGAGGGTCATGGCTGGCCTCCCTCATTCATTTTGATGGAAACCGTTGCTTTCCCCGCTTTCAGCAGCCGCGCCGGGGCAAACGTCTGCCGAATATGTTCCGGCCAAGCGGTGAATTTGCGTTCGGCGACTTTGTAGGTGACATCCACATACTCTGCTGGATTATCACCAGCCGCGCTGATTTGATGGACCACTGCTGCCAACTTCTGCTGATCCCATTCTGGTTTTTTCGGCACATCGCAGGTAACGGTGCAGCCGTCATCGTCCAGATGTACGGTGCCGAACGGCTTGTCCTGTTGCTGGCGCAAGGCTTGGAAGCGGGTGTCGTATTTGAGGCGGATGGCATTTTCCAGCCATTCTTTGGTGAGTTTCGCTGATTCAAAGGCTTCGGTGGCCTCCTTCTGCAACACCAGAAGATCCGCTGGTGACAGGTTCATAATCTCGCCAACCGGCAACGTGCGTAGATCGGTAAGGGTGATGGGGGTTTTTAGCATGTCGCACCTCCGGCGAATGTAGAAACGTCTTCTTCAAGGCAGGAAAGGGCTTCTGAGGTGCTTTTCCGCAGACGTTCTTGCTCGAAGCGTTCAATGGCTTCCAACGGATAAAGGACCCTGCCGCCGATTTTCAGGTACGCAGGGCCGAACCCCTGCCAGCGCCAGCTTTCCAGCGTGCGGCTGGAAATGTTCCAGCGCCGCGCCAGTTCACATTGGTTCAAGTGTTTGATTGTCACAGTGATGCCTCCATAATTTGCGTGAACTTCTTGGGAGATCATCGCAAGCCACCCGTGTGACAATCCGTGGGACAGGGGTGTGACAACCCGTGTGAAATACAGATTTTGTGAAAAATAAAAAAGCCCCGACAAAGTGTCAGGGCTGAGCAGGTATCGGGCGAAAACACCAGAACATCAGATGACAAGGCGGTAAAAACCTTTGTTGTCTCCTTGAAGGATTACGTCATACGCGGGATGAGAGCCCTTGCGGTCACGAAACACATCAATGATCTTCTTTTGCGCAGATTCAGCTTGTGCCAGCAGTTCATCCTTATGCACGGCCTTTCCAGCATCGAAAAGATGTTCAAGAACAGCCGCCTGTGTTTTGGTAAATTTGTATTCCACGCCATTAAAACAACCAGAGCGGAAACCAGGGGTGAATCCTTCAGCCGCTATGGGGATATCCAGAAGACTGGCGATCACCTCCTTATTGATACGGAAAAACTCGCTGTTGATGTCTCTGCAATCCTCCAGTGCAACGAAGGCGTGGCGGTCTCCTTGCGGGCCTCTGCCACTGGTCATGGGGGCGGAAGACAACACCACCACGTCCTCCCGCCGTCGCTGGCTTTTCAGTAAGGCAGACAAGGTGTCCTGATGATCCGCCTGATCCAGACGCCGTGCAAACAGAACGCTGATGCGCTGTTTGCCAAGATGTGTCTGTCCCAGTTCCCAAGCCACGCCTTCCAGAAAAAGGCGGGGCTTAACGGTCGTTGGAATGCCAAATTGAAACGATACAAACGGCAGTAACCATTCTGGGCGAAACTGGTATTGCCGCAGTTCATGGTCGGGAACGGGTCGCCAACGACCAGATCGGTCAAGATACGCAGGGCCATTTTTTAATGCATCCCAATCGACAGGGATTTCCTGTTCATCGCGGTAAATGCTGGTGCGGTTGGTGGTGGGTTGCAGGGCGCCGGCGTCAATCAGTGCCTGACCATGCGGGTGAAAATGCTCCTTAAGAATCGTTCCCGCAATGACAGGTTTGGGCAACTCGCAAAACGTCAACGCGAGGGAAAACACGTCATGGCGAATACGCTGGCTGGGCAGAGTACTCATGGCACGGTTTCCACGAGCCCCCAGCGTTGCAGATAACGCTCGCCAATCACCCGTTCTTCTTCGGAACGGCTTTTCAGATTGCATCGGTGCGGTGTGCCGATTTTGACGGTTAGCACCCGCCCGCGCTGGTTGCGCTCATCAGCCTGAAAGCGAATGGTAAGACCAGCCTGCTGCACCAAAAACCCCCGTCGCAGAGGATTGTGCCGTTCGAACCATTCCTCGGCGACATCATGGATGGTTCTGCTGTCGCCGTTGCTGGTTTCAAGGGTCAAACGGCTGGCCTCATCATAGGGTTTCAGGCGAAGCGAGGTGACTTTCACCGATTGTACTCGGTCTTTGGGATCGGTGGGAAAATCACACGGCTGCATCAGCTTTTGCAGGTTGTAGCGGCGGGGTTCGATGCGTTTGGTGGCAACACCGTCTGCATCGCGCAAGAGGGTGCTGCAAAAGACTTTTGCCAAATGATCCCGGGTTTCCCGACCTTCAGCCACGACTTCCAACACGCCTGTGGAAGGTTCGTAACTGATGCCAAATTCATACGCCGGGCGGCTGGCAACAGGGGCGACCACATCATCGGCGACAAACGCGGGTTTGCTTTCCGGTAGTCCCTCACGATAGACGGTTATCTGCACCAGATTTTCATCTTGATCGTCTTCCTCAATGGCGGGACGAATGCGATCAAAAATCTCAATTTTGATGCCATTTCCGGCACGAAACCATGCCAGTACGTCTTTCTTGAACGCAGCCAGTGCCGTGTCCTCCTGCCGCACTGTCAAACCCGGCTGGGTTTGAAAGCCGTCCCACATCTTGCCTTGCCGCCGATAATCCAGGTAATGGATTTCTTCAGCGCGGCGAAAAGCGTTTGATTCATGAAGGAAGGCCCACGCGGCGCGGGCATAGGCGTTCGCCAGACTGCGAAACCTATCAAGATCCCGCACACAGGCTTGCAGGGCGGCCTGTCCCAGTGAATCGGTCATTTCGGTGATGCGCTGGGCGGTTTGTTTGAAGGCGGCATACTGTTCGCGGGAAGCGGTGGCAAATGCTCCCGTAAGTGCCTCTGCACTTTTCTTGAAGCTCCCCGATTTCCAGTCGTGGGCGGCAGCAATATCTGGGGCAGAGTGTTCGCAACATTCTTTCAGCAGATCTTTTGGCGTATGGCGGATGAAGGAATGTACGGCTTTCATAACGACCTCTTGACAATCACCTGGGAAAAAGAATATTGATTTTTGAAACCATAATCAAAACAAAAAATGGTTGCAACAATAATTTTATACACGTTCTGGTAATGTCCGAATCAGTCAAAAAAAGAGGCGGCAGACGCCCTGGAGCCGGCAGGCCGCACGGCACCGGCATGTATGGCGAAAAAACCAAGCCCCTGCGCATTCCCCTCAGCCTGATGGATGATGTGGCAAAATTCGTGGCCAGCAAGGGCTACCGCTTGCCGCTTTATACCACCCATGTTCCCGCAGGTTGCCCCGATATGCCTGACGACAGCGTGGACGAATATGTGCAATTGAATGAACTGCTTGTCCGCAATCCCGACAGCACTTGGCTGGTGACCGTGAAAGGGGACTCGATGATTAAGGTGGGTATTTTTGAGGGTGATATTCTGGTCGTGGACAGCAGCCTAGAAGCGCGTCATGGCCAGATCATTCTGGCCACCTTAAACGGCGAGGTGACGGTGAAACGGCTTTATAGCCAGAATGGCGTTTTACAATTGATGCCAGAAAACGATGCCTATAAGCCGATTCTCGTGCCAAAAGAGGCGGATTTTCAGGTGTGCGGGGTGGTGCGTGGGTCTATCAGGCGTTTTTAGGGGTGTGTCTTTGGGACGTCATGTTTAAAGACTCTCGAACATTTTTTGTTGTTCTTCCCATGCATCCGGCCACGCCTTTCTGATGAGATCCTGAAGCAGCATAGTTCGGGGCTGCGTTCCCTCCAAAATCGCCAGTTTCAGATCGGGTGCCAAAAAGTTCAGGCGCAGGAGACGAGAAATGTAGGATGGGTCCACATTCTCTTTCGCCGCCAAGGTTTCAATGCTGGCGCATTTCCCGTCATCCAAGAGTTTCTGCCATTTCCATGCCCGCACCAAGGCCTTGACCAGCGTATCGTCCTGCTTTGGTACAGGTGGCGGGGTCACAGCTCTACCATCTGGTGTGACAATCAGCTTGCGTGCGCCGTGGCGTTTCAGGCGCATGGGGATATGTACCGACAAAATGCCGCCTTGCAACACCGCCTGCGTGTTCATGCCGCCTCCCTTGAAGTGACAGCCGTCAATTCAGCGGTGAGGGTGGTGAGTCCATCAGTGCGCAGCCGCACTTCCACGCCGGTGGGGGAGACCACCACACCCTCCACCAGCAGGTGCAAGATTCTGGCCTGTTCCGCCGGGAACAGCTCATTCCAGAGCGGATGCAGGGTGCGTAAAGCTTCGGCAGCTTCGGCTTCTGTGATGTTGGCATCTTCCCGCTGTGCTGCTCGCCACGTTTTCACAATCATTTCAGGCGTGGCCAGCATCGCCTTGACTTGAGCCATAACAATGTCTTCCACTTCTCCGGCTGGGACGTTGCCCACAGGGCAAGTGTTGCAGGATTTTTTGATTTTGGCATTGGGGGTGTAATAGCGGTATTGTCTGCCGTGCCGCCGGGTGTGTGTGGGTGTCATCCCCGAATCACAACCACCGCAGCGGATAAGACCGCGCAGCAAAGCAGGATTCTGCGCCCGTGCAGCATTGCCGCGAGCGGTGGGATTCTCCTCCATAATCCGCCGCACCTCCAGCCATTGCGCCCGCTCAATGATGGCGGTATGCTGGCCAGGATAAACCTGATCGCGGTGGCGGGTTTCGCCGAGGTACACGGGGTTGGAAAGCAGCTTGTAAAGGAAGCCTTTATCCATCAGCCGTCCCTGCTTGTGCCGTCCGCTTCCGGTGACGTAGGTTTTTGTCAGGCAACCGTCTTGCCGCAATTCTTCCGTCAATTTTGTGGTGGAGCGCAGCACCAGAAAGCGTTGGAAGATTTTGCGCACGACCGCAGATTCCGCCTCGTTAATCACCAGCCGCCGTTCGATCACATCATAACCGTAAGGCGGCGAACCGCCCATCCACATCCCTTTGCGCTTGCTGGCCGCGACTTTGTCGCGTACGCGCTCGCCAATGACTTCCCTCTCAAACTGAGCAAAGGAAAGCAGGATATTCAGGGTCAACCGCCCCATGCTGGTGGTGGTGTTGAATTGCTGGGTGACCGAGACGAACGACACAGTGTTGGCATCAAAAATCTCAACCATCTTGGCAAAATCCGCCAGAGATCGGGACAGGCGATCCACTTTGTAGACAACCACCACATCAATTTTACCCATTTCAATATCCCGCATCAGCCGTTTGAGAGCAGGACGTTCCATGCTGCCGCCACTGAACCCTCCATCGCCATAATAATCCGGCACCAATGTCCAGCCCTCGTGCCTTTGTGAGGCGACATAAGCTTCACCGGCCTCCCGCTGGGCATCAAGACTGTTGAACTCTTGCTCCAAGCCCTCTTCGGTGGATTTGCGGGTATACACAGCACAACGGGTGCGCTTGACCGGCGTTTGTTTGCTGTTCATGCTGCCTCCCGTTTCAGGCCAAAGAAGCGCGGCCCTGACCAGCGCACGCCGGTAATCGTGCGGGCGATGACCGACAGGCTGCGATACCGCTGCCCCCGATACTCAAAGCCATCGGCCAGAACGGTCACCTGATGTTCTTCCCCCTGCCACTCGCGAGTCAAGCGCGTGCCCGCCACCGGCATCCAGACATCGTCGCTGCGGTTGCGTTTGCGGCAGGCTTTGCCTTTGGCCGCGTTTTCGTAGGCTTTTTCCAGCTTGGCCGTATCGGTGTTGTAGGCGATTTCCTGCAAACGATACGCCAGCCGCCGTACCATCCAGGTTTTTTGCAGGCAGCGCGGATCTTCGCCAAAGAGATCGCGCCATAATGTTTGCAGCTCTTTCACCGATAATTTTGGCAAGCCTGCCACTTGCGCCAAGACGTTGTTATGCAT